CATCTCGCGCCCCGTCTTCATGATGTCGAACGCCTCGCCCAACCCCAACTCCTTCATGACCGCCGCCTTGGCCTTGTCCAGCGAGGTGAAGCGCCCGATCGTCTGCGTCTGCCCCCGCACGCCTGGCACCATGGTATCGGCTCGGAATTTGTCGCGCGCCTCGTCGTCGTCGTGCCAGATGATCTCGCCCATCACGTCGCCGTACTTGTTGCTCAGACGCGACTTGTTGGCCTGGCGCGGATCGTCCCCCTTGCCACGCAGATCGTCCTTCCATGTGTGCTCACCCTTGCGCTTGGCCGCGCGCTCCTTGTCCATCTGCTCGCGCGTCTTCTCGTCCAGCACCGGGGTGTCGCCCTCGACGTCCTCCGCCCTGTACTTCTTGACGATACCCGGCATCTCCTTGTCCAGGTCCGCACCCTTGGCTACCAGCGCCTCGATCTCGCGCCGCACCTTGCCCAGGTCCATGATGTTGACCGGGATGCGCTCGAACCACTTCTCGTAGATCGCCGTGATCTCCTTGTCCTTCTTCTTGTCGACACGCGCCTCGCCTACCAACGCGGCCCGCGCTGCCCAAACTCGCACCGCACGCTCCAGGATGACGCGATCGTCCGCCGTCAGGATGCCCTCCACCCGGCCCACCTTGCGGGCGCGCTTGATGAGCCGCGCCACGGCGTGCCCGGTCCAGTTGATCTTCTGGCCGTCCCAGCAGCGCTTGTTCTGGCCCGCATCCCGCGCGGCGCGCCCGCAGGGGTGCGAGGTGGCCACGAGCTTCAGCGCCTTGCCCTTGCCCTTGCCCACCTTGTTCTTGCGCCGCCCGTCGGACCAGGAGCCCTTCTTGGCGCGCTTCAGCTGCCCCTGCGAGGCGAACGTGCCGTCGCTGGCCGAGTGGTACGGGTTGAACTCCACCAGGGCCGCCATGTCCTCCCGCAGGATGTCCGCCGCCTCCACCCAGGCTGCCTCCTCCACGCTGTCCGCCACGGCGTCCAGCACGGCCGCGATCACCTCGGGCTTGAGGAAGCGCACGTGCGGCGCGAAGTTGAGGCTGTACTGCTGCCACTCCGGCATGGCGCGCAACACCACCTCCCCCGGCTCCAGAATCTTGATCCCGGTGCCGACGCCCGTCAGCAGGTCGTAGATGAGTTGCGGCTGGTCCGGCCCCTCGAACAGGATGACGGCCTCGTCGTCCGCCATGGCCACCTCGTGCTGCCCCGCAGGCCGCACCGCCTCCACCAGGGCCTCGCCCATGTCCACCAGCGCCCTGAAGCTGTCCATGCCGTTGTCCTCGTTTAGCTGCTTCTCCATCGATCGCTCCTCGCGCACGCGCGTGCGCTCTTCCTCCACGCGTTGCCTGGCAATCCACTTCACAGAGGACGGCTGCGTGTACACGTACTTCCGCCCCTCGATCGTGAAGAACCCGCGCCCGTCCCTGGACGCCTTGATCATGGGCTTCCCGACCGCCTCCCACTTGTCCCACAGCTTCTTATTGAACCACGTTATCCGGGTGTACGTGGCGATCACGAACATGCCCTCGTCGCGCTTCAGGCGCTCCACGTAGTCCGCCAAGTTCTCCGGCGTGACCTGCTCGTACTCGCCCCACTCCATGCCGCGCCCCGCCGACGGGAACGCCTCACCCAACAGATCGCGCACCCGAATCATGTCACTCTCCGTTGCCTCTGCTGGCACGATCTTGCACTTCCGCAGGCAGGTCGTCCCCACATAGTACCCGTAGTCGGAATTCTCGGGATCTCCGGCCAAAAACTCGTGGGAGCCGCGACCCTCCTTACGGCACACATCGCATACCCGATCGTCTCCCGGCATATACCCCGTATATGTCATCACCACAGGCTTAATCCCGGGGAGGGCGAACAGGTACTTCTGCATGGGAATCAGCTTCACCGCATCACCCCCAGATCGGCCCGTACGGCGGCTGCAATGCCCGCAGCTGCTCGGTCAGGCTGCGCTTCAGCTCCGCCGCGTTCGACGACAGCAAATCTCCGTTCATGGTGAAGCCGCCCGCCGCTCCCGGCATCTCCGCGTACTTCGACCGGATGTTGCTCAGGACCTCCATGCAGTGCGCCTTCGCGTAGTCCTGCACCAGGCCGTACTCGTACCGCTTGAGCAGGGTCACGTCCACCGCGCTGGTCATGTACCAGATCCGCGCCCGGCTGGCCCCGCCATTCGGCGGCGTGATCACCAGCACGCGCCGCACCGCATCGTACTGCCAATCCTGGTCCCGCGCCGTGGTGCGCCGCGCCATCTCCAGGTACTGCAAGGTCAGCGTGAGATCCGACAGGTAGCGGCTCCCGCTGCCGTAGGGCGGCAGCAACGTGCTCAGGTTCACCGGGATGTCCGGGAAGCCCCAACTCAGCGAGGAGTCCGCCGCGTCGGTCACGACCTCCACCACATGGTCGCAGTCGTCCGGCACGGCGTACTCGCTGGTACCCGCCGCCACGCCGATGAGCGTGGTCTTGCACTGCCCGATGATCATGGCGTACCAGTTCTTGGCTGCTTCTACCGCGTCCGCGAGCACGTCGTCGGTCAACTCCACGGCAACTACACCGTACCCCATCGTGCGCTTGCAGAACTCGATGATGTCGTAGTCGGTTCCCACGCTACGCCCTCACGCCCTCGACATCACGAGCCGCCATCTCCGCCACCACGCCCTCGGCCACCTGCTCCGCCGTTGACTTGTTGCCCGGCACCGCGAAGCGCCGCTCCCACCGCTCGCCGGGGCCGTTGAACTGCACGCGCACGGCGACCTCGTACTCCCCGGGCGTCACCGCCCAGTCCACCGTGACGTCCTGCCTGCGCTCCGCGTGCGCCACGGTGCAACGCCCGCTCAGTTGACCCGTAGATACCACCTTGGTCCGGCTGGCGCCGCGCCACATGGCCTCCAACTCGTCGGCCACGCGCCCCGCGAACTCCTCGGCCACCGCCGCGAAGGCTACCATGAGGTTTCCGCGCGCCAGCGCCGCCGCCGGGCCACCGCTCTCCGCCAGCAAGTCCCGCACGGTGCGCATCTACTCCTCCTCTTCCTCTCCCTTGTCGTTGGCGCCCTTGGCCTGTGCCACCGCCTTGGCCCGCTTGGCGCCCTGCTTGGCCGTCTCCGCCTCGCCCTCGCCGCCCTCCAGGACAGGACGCACGGCCGCCTGCACGGCCGCCACGCGCGCGTATACAGCGTCCTCGCGCACTCCCACCCCCTTCATGGCCTTGAGCGCCGCGTCGCCCACCGCAGCGAGCACGCGCTGAACCTGCTCCTCGGTCATGTCGTTGTCTACCGTGACCGCCTCACGCACGTCGTCGGGGAGCGCCTCGGGGTCCAGCTTGCCCAGCTTCTTCTCCTTCTTGGCCTCCACCAACGCTGGCGCACGCGCGTGCGCGGCCTCCGGCAGGAACAGGTACAGCCGCGCGTCGTAGTACGTGCCACCGATGCACAGCCCAGCCGCCGATGGGTAGGCCGCCATCCCCTCCGCCACCTCCGCCCCCATGCGGGTGCACACTCGCACCGCCGCTCCCTCCGCGATCTCCACGGACGGCCGGGCACGATCCTCTGCCAGCTCGCGCCGCACGGCTAACCCCGCTTCGCGCGCGCCCGGCGCTCCGGCTTCTCGGCCTTCGATGGCTTCCCCGTGTCGACCTCGTGGACCGACGCGGGCGCCACCTCGGGCACGAACTCCGGCTCCGTATTCGGCTCCAGCTTCGATTCCTGCTCCGGCTCCGCCTTCGGCTCGGGCTCGGGCTTCTCCTCGGGCTTCGTCTCGGGTTCCGCCTTCGCGCTCGGCTGCGCCACCTCCGACTCCGGCGCCATCGGTGCGACCACCGCAGGCTCCTCGTGCACCGAGGGCACCGTCGGCGCGGCCACCGCCACCGGCGCGGGCGCCACCTGCACGTCGGGCAGTTCCATCAGGTAGCCATCGCGCACCCACGACCCCAGGTCGAACTCGGTCTGCACGATCATGCCGGGCAGCACCAGGATGTGCTGCCACCCCGTCCACCGGCGCGCCCCCTCGACGCACCGCTTGTACCCTTGCAGCGGCAGGCCGCGCCCCAACTTCTCCGTCCCCTTGTATCGCATCCGCGTGCTCCTCTCGCGCGCGTATAGATAGGCCCGCGCGCCTGGCACCCAATGTACCAGACGCACGGTTTTTCTTCAAGGAAGGGTCAGTGGCGGGCTAGACCAGCGTCGACACCACGGTCGGCAGGCCGCTGACCGTCACGACGCCGTAGTACTCGTTGCGGAGCATCTTCAGCGCGCCGCGGCTCGCCAGGCCCTTCGAGGACATGAGCGTGTCGGGGTTGGTGAAGGTGTCCGTCGTGAACAGCGGCACGTACGGGGCGTAGCCGAACCCGGCGTCGAGCCAGGTCTGGCCCTTGTAGCCCACCAGCACCTTGGTCGGGTCCTGCCACGTGTTGACGTACATGGCGTACTTCCCGTTGACCAGGTTGCCCTGCCGGTAGATCGGGTACTGCGTGTTGGTGGTGCCGTGCGACGCCGGGGTCTGCACCGCGACGTTTCCCGCCCAGTCGGTGTGTCCGCCCAGCTGCCCGAGCAGCGCCGCGACCTCGGGGCCGCAAACGATGAAGTTGGCCTGGCCCCGGCCGCCCGCCCGCGCGATGGCCGCCGACACGGCGTCGACCATCTTGAGCAGATCGTGGATCTTCTCCATCTCCCCCGGGGTGGTGAGCGTGTAGGCATAGGTCGCCGCATGCGCCGCGCCATTGATCATCATGTCGATGCCCGTGCGGTCGATCTCGCAGCCGATCTCGTTGGCCGCCGCCTGCACCAGCTCGGCCTCCAGGTCCATGCCGTGCTGATTCCGCAGGTCCTGCGCCGCGTCGAGCGACCAGGCCGTGGTCAGCGGGAACCGCTCCGCCACGATGTCGTAGCGGTTGAGCGTCAGCGACATGCGCTGGAGCCGGTTGCCGGACACGGTGTAGGTCAACTCGCTGTTGACGTAGTACTGGAGGTAGATGACCGTGTTCGACACGAACACCGACGCACCGCCCGCGATGAGGAGCGCGTTGATGGTCCACGCGCCCGTGGTGACGTCCAGCGTGCCCACGGTGTGGGAGTACTGGTCCACCAGGTTGGTCGTGACACCCGTGGGGTCCAGCGTCGCCGTGACGGTGTACGCGCCGACGACCGGCACCGCCGGGTCCACCACGCGGTACTTGGCCAGCACGCTGAAGGTGCGCTGCCCGCTGGTGCCCGGCGCCCGCATGGGCTTCCAGTTGGGCAACCGGCAGTTGACGCCCGCGTTGGTGAACGTCGGCTGCGCCACGCCCGTGTCGGTGCACACGGTGTCGTAGTCGATGTACTCGTTCGCGTACTTCGACGCGAAGTTCTTGATCATGGAGTCGCCCGCCGCCACCTCGCCCTGATAGGACATCTGGTAGGGCTGGTTGCTGATGCCGCCCCAAGGCAGCTTCGACCCCTTGCGATCGTCGTACCGGTACTCCAGCGTGAACATCGCCCCGGAGGGCCCCGTCATCGGCTGTACCGTCGCGATCTCGTTCATGATCAGGTTGGGGAAAAGCCTCCGCACGATCGGGAAGATGTACTTCTGGAACGACCCGGCGTTCGTGCTGAGGGTGTCCTCACGCAGGTACGCGGCCTGGTTCTCCAGGCACATCGCCAGCACCTTCTGCTTGTGCGGGGGCAGCCCTTCCAGCAGGTTGACCGTGCCGCCCTTCACGGGCAGCGCGCTCCACTTTCTGATGAGCTGCGCGTTGTACGACTCGTCCAGCACGGTCTTGTGGGCATGCTCGCCCGCGGCCTCTACAATCTGTCTCGCTTCCATGTTCCTCTCTCCGGCGGCCTTGGACACCGCCTATTGGCCGATCCCAGCTAGCTGGGCCAGCGCATCCGCCGTGAGCCCCGTTTGGGTCACGGCTTCGTCCGGGGTGCCGGGCTCGCGGCCCCGCGCCCCCTCCTCCAGCCGGAACGCGGCGGATCCGGGGCCCGCGCCCCGTATCGCCTTCCGCGCCCGCTCCAAGTCCCCGTCCACCATGGCTTTCGCCCCGCTCTCCGCCACCACCCGATCAACCTTCGCCTCGCTGTCCGCCCCCTCCAAGAGGGCCAGCACGCGCTGGCGATTGGGCAGCCCGGCCACGCGGTCGCGCTTGTAGACCTCCAGTTTCAGCTTCGCCACCGTGGCCTCCAGGTCCTCGACCTGCGCCCCGGCCTGCTCCACCTCGTCCGTGGTCTGCTTGACCCTCGCGTCCAGTTCCTGTCCGATCTCCACCGCCCGCTCCAGCTTGGCCTTCAGCTTCTCCACCTGCTCCAACAGTTGGGACTGCTTCCGCTCCTTCTCCACGATCTGCTCGCGCGCCTCGTTCAACGCCACGCGCTCTGCCACGCGCTCCTCGACATGCGCCTGGGGCACCAGGGCCGCCGCCTCGGCGATCAGGCCGTCCAGGTCGGCCTCCAGCGCCTCGTCCACGCGCTGCGATACCACTGGCGCCAGCGCCTTGCGCAGCGACCCGGCCAGCGGGTTGCCCGCGAGGCGCTGCTCCAACCTGAGCAGCCGCTCCGCCTGCGCGGCTCGCGCCTCGGCCTGCTCGGCTGCGCCCTTGGCCGCCGCCACCTCCAGCTCGCTCGCCTTCAGCGCATCCTTGACCGCCGACTCGTCCTGGGTCTGGCGGTACGCCCCGACCATCTCCACGATCTGCGCCAGAGCCGCCTTGGCCCCGGCCACCGCCGGATCCGCCTCGTACTCCTCGCGCAACTCCTTGGTGAGGTCCTCGCGCAGCCCGACCAGCGCGTCCCGCAGCTGCCGCTCGAACGCCTCGGACAGCTCGCCGCGCACGCGCGTGCGCTCCGCCTCGACCGCCTTCTCGATGGCCGCCGCCGCCTGCTCCTTGGCGCGCTCCACGGCGTCCTTCATCGCGGCCTC